CTATTAAAGATGCACCTACAACTAAAGCAGGTATGCTGCTGGCACAAGTGATTAAATACATCTTGCGAATGTGGCTTAAGTCAAATCCTTTGGAAGACGCACAAAAAAGTCGCTGGTATTTAGAGCGATTGATTAAACATTTGGAAGACAAGCAGGGAGCATAACCCACTCTATAACTGAATAGTTGCTAGAATAATGGTATGAAAGCAAAGAAACTACCGTCGCAAAAACAACTTAAAAAATTATTTAAGTATGACGAAGAGACTGGAAGATTTATACGCATTAGTCATCCAGTAAAAAATCAACAACACTTAATTGGCAAGGTTGCTGGCTCTCGCCACAGCGAAGGTGGATGGCAAGTGTCAGTAAATAACACAAACTATTTAAACTGCCGATTGGTATGGATGTATAACTTTGGTGAAGACCCAGGTGATTTAGAAATAGACCACAAAGATGGAGACCGTAGCAACGACAGGTTAGATAACTTGCGTATAGCAAACCGAGAACAACAACAAGCAAACATAACGATTAATCGCAGAAATACTTCAGGACACAAAGGTGTGTCTTGGTATAAACGATTAGGCAAGTGGCGTGTCGATGTTAAAGGAAAGACTATTGGATACTATACTGACTTGCAAGAAGCAATTAAAGCGAGATTAGACACAGCTAAAAAAACAAGTGGCGAGTTTGCAAAATAGAACTGCGTGCTTGTTAAACATTAGTTAGGTATCTTAACCGTTTGATTGAGTCGCTAAAATGATAAAGCGACCGATAGGTCGCATCAACATCGCTTGAACTCTAGAAGGTCATCGCGATATGTAAGTGTCTCGTGTGGAAGTATATGCGAGACAAGACAATCAATAAGTGTGCTTATTATCGTAGAGCGCGTGCTTGAAANAAACAGTGTAGCCAGTAGATAACTCAGCAGTGCTAGGACAGAACCAATAGATAGGACAAAGACACTGCCACACTTCTAAATCACGAGACACCCAACTGTTCAGTTCCTCAAGGCGCTGAGCAGTTTTTACTATGTGCTGTTCTTGCGCTAACGTTTCAGGAATAACGAATTCAGTAATAGCGTGCTTCCACATCAGTGTGCCATCTTTCTGTATCAATCGACAGGGATGAACAATCGTGTTAGACGGCAGATGAATAAGCAGGTCTTTGTTTAAATTCTTGTTCATCAAATCTCACCTTTACTCTCTTCATAAAAGGCGAGGTCTTTATTCCAGTTGTCACCTGCAAATTCGTTATAAATAATGCGACCGATGTCGCGGAAGGTGTTATAGAACAGTGTGACCTTATCGATGTCAGAAATGACTGATTCAGTCGGTGGACCATAGACAATGAAGTTCCAGGTCGAAGGGCACACAGGCTCAAAGCCTTTGCTCGTAGCCTTTAGTTGCTTGATACGTTTGAATGGAACACAAACGGGATAGTCCCAAGCAACAGGTGATGCACGGAGCATTTCAGATGCACTGGTAAAAAAGAAGAAGCTATTGATGTAGCCGTTTCTATATTCGTTAATCGTTTTATTAAACCAAATGCGGGAGTTACGGACAGCACCTTTAGGTGAAACCCATACGTTGCCGTGCCAATGTTCTTGCAGTGGATTAATCTCTAGTGATGGCACAGACGTAGCATTGACTAGCACCTGCTGTACAGGGTCAGAAGTTGGGTCAAAGTCAATGCCACCCATCACTGTACGAGCACGTTCAATGATTTGAGGTGTAGGGTAAAGCGGAAGCTTTAATCCTTGAGCCTTGAGCTTATCCGATAAATTCTTCTGCAAACGCTCGGAGGCTTTCTTGGCTCCCTCCTGCTTCGACAGCAAATGTTCTTGTTCCAGCATCACTAATCAATGTAATTAAAACGTTTTTGCTCCAGTCATTTTCATCAATCTCTTCCATCAATTTACGCAAGAACTCAAGTACATCTTCATCACGCTCACGCTCAGCAATGCGAATATCAAATTCAATTGCATTACCTGACATAAATGTAGTTGAGTCGTTAATTAAATTGATGACTAAAGAACCGGCACCGTGTTTTTCAACACCATTTAAAGCACTATTCACTAGGTCATACAGAATTAATTCTGCAGTAGCCAACAGGAATTGTTGCTCTTGCTTCTTTTCGTCTCCAAAACTTTTTGGATTGAAGTAGCTCTTGAAGTAAATCGGATCTTCTAGACATTTTTTAAATGACTCTCTTAATAAGGATAAGTGTTATTAATTAATAATGTGGATTAATAATCAAGCTGTTCATCATCATCTTCATTATCAGAAGGCTTACGGTACATACCTGGCTGATTAGGTTCAGTCTGACTGATGTGACGACCAGTAAGTAAATCACTGATGACTGCTTCAAAGCGGTCACCAAACTCAGTATTAGGATTAAGCACTAAGTCAGAACGATTATCAATCTCTTCTGACTGGTCAGCAATACGCTCATACTTGAGTGCTTCTTCAATGACAAATTCAGCAACCTGTTGCTTGAGTGTATGCAGTTGACAAGCAAGTTCAAATGATTCTATATAACTGTCGTGGTCAACAAAGACACCAACGTTTTGTGGAATCAAATGAAAAGGATTACAGCAATACTTATTACCGCAAGTACTCTTGACACCTGAGTAACCAAGGTCACCCCAGGTAAACCACATAGCAACACGCTGTGGATGATGCTGTGTAGAACTGCTGATACCGTGACGACGCCAAGCAAACTGTGGTTGCTTAGTACGTTTATTAATGCAGCCATTCCAGTTCCAGCATTCATCGGGGTCACCGAAATCAACTTGAGACCAGAACTTTAAAGCACGCCTGCGTTCACGTTTTAGTAGACGGTCAATATCAAATGACAGTCTGCCTTCACGTGCTGCTGCAACACAGCGTACACACGCTTGATGACTATCAAAGCGCATTGAATGTGAGGAGAAGCGACCTAGCGAGTGCCCTGTATAAATACAGAGTTCTCCTTCTTCAGCAGTGTTAGATATGTTTCCAGTACGGCGGCCATAAGCATGACCACCAACTTTACGGCTAGGTTTAGCTTCACTCATAATCAAAAACTATTTTCAGGTTTTACGTAGCTACCTCCAAGAGCAGGGTATTGTTCGTCTTTAGGTAGTGCATCCAGCTGATTGTTAATCATATATTCATAACGTGTGCTGTTCTCATACTTTATACGAACCAACTTCGCCTTGGGGGTATAGTACTCAGGCTTGCCTACTACAAGAGCAGTCATACCATTTTGTTTGACACGGACACGCAGTCCGATTGAAATATCAGATACATTCATAGTAATAAAAATTAGAAGTCGTTAAGGATATGGTCTTCAGTCAGAGGGTCATTCTTTGGACGTTGCCAAATACGAACCGATTTAGACTTACCGGATTCATCTTTACGTGAAGTAACAAGACGACGCCAACCCATTGCTTGCAATACATCAGCAACACGTCTTGCTTCACGCCTACCTTGATTGCGTGGATCAAGGTCAAGTGCATGCGTCAATACTTCTGCAGCAGTAACCTCGCTTCGTATCGACACATAAGCAGAGACCTTATCCATCCAAGGGTCAGGATCACCAAACTCTTGGATGTAATCAGCAATTGCTGCAATCTCACCGCTGTTGAACTCATAGTGCTCACCGTTGCGGTAAGCAGCAACAGCAGCAGCCCACAGCGAATCACGCTCTTCAGCAAGCTGCTTCCAAGGAATCTGGAAACCGCTGCCAATCTCAAGCGGTACAAATCTACGGTTGCCTGTACTGTCAACAAGGAACTGGTTACGGTTAGTCGTACCAATCAGTACAAACCTACGGTGCAGACGCTCAGGTAGTGCTGCATAAGGACGCCTGACTTCATCGCAACGAGTAGTAATCAAGTTCTTAAAGTTCTCGATGTTCCGTACATTGAAGTAGTTATCAATCTCAGGAAGCTCAAGCAACCAAGCAACGTGCAATCTGTACTGCTCTTTCATAAGTGTCTCAAGAGGTGTAGTTACCTCAGAGAACAATGCAGGCGGTACAAGATTACGGCTGAACATAGACTTACCAACGCCTTGAGCACCAACCAAAATCGGTAGCCAAGACATACTGCAGCCAGGGTTATACGCACGAGCAACAGCGCCAATCATCATTCGCTGCATAGCGAGTGTGGCAATGTTGTGTGAGTTACCTAGGAAGACTTCTCCAATGCGTTCCCAGTCAGCGTGCGGCTTAGCGTGTGCACTGCAATGATCTAAGTACCGTCGGATAGGACAGTACGAATTCATACCAGCTGCATATTGAATGGCAGCTTTCACACGTGGTTCAGGAATGAACACACCGTGCTCACACGCAAGTTTAGTTGTCATCAAGTCAAGGTCATTACCTTGAAGCACCCGATTACGGCCAGTAGCATCGGTGTATTCAATAGCACCAGTCAATTCATTCTTACGTAAGTCTTTAAGAATATCCTTGACTTGGTCTACATCGTGCTCACGTTCTTTAGCCGCATCGGACGAGGACTTTTTTGGCCTACCTCGTTTAATACTGACAACAGATACATCAGGTAACGGTTCTGGTTCAAGCATATTATTTTCCTCAGGGGTAGAGATATTACTTGCAAAGACTTCATCAAAGTCAGGCTGTGGATCAAACTCTGTATAACCAACAGCTGAACCAACAGCACCAAATCTTAGGTGTGCTGGTAGATGTGAAGTCCAGTTAGGATCTTGCTTCTTTGCAAGCGAATACAGTGTAGTGTGACCGGCATAGTTACCGAGACCTTTCCATTTGAAAGGTTGAATATTTTCTTCTTTATGTCCGTGGTGTCCTTTAAGAACCCAAGCAACCCAATCATCAAAAACATCGCCTCCAATGCCAGCACAAGCAGCGAGTACAGGAACGTAGTAGCTCTCGTACTCATCGTCTTCTGATGGCCTTAGAAAGTGTGACAGCAGCCACTGACAGCGTTGTACGTCACGGTCATCAATGTCGCTACGTACAAAGTCAGTAGCCTCTTCATAGTCAATGTCAGTGAGCAGAAACTCAGGAACAAGTGCTGCTTCATTGAGCTGTACAACAGCTTTAGTATTGCCATACCAAAGACGCTCAGGCTTTTGCCCGCAGTTATCTTTTAGTTCAGCAAGCTGTAGCTCTTGCAGCAAACGATTGACAATAAGCCAGTAAGCACCACGGTGCTCACGGCTAGACCGTAGCTCACGCTCTAGTGGAAACAAAGCACGGAAGCGGTGCTCTTTCTCTGTATGACTAGAAGATGTGTAAGTAGCTACACACCACTGCTTAGCAGTATCTGTAGCCCAGAATGCATCAAGTGTGGTGTCACCATCAAAGTCAATGACAATAAGGTTTGAACCACAAGCATTCTCAGACTTACGGTGACGGTCAGCAAAATGGGTCGCAGTCCAGCCGTAGCCAGCTTTGACCCATCCCATAAGCCAGTTCACATCTTCAAAGATGTTGGACCAGCCTTTAGCAACTTTTTGTGGATTGGACTTGTTCTTGCAATTCTTATTGACTGCAATCTTCAACTTCATCGTTATCAAATTTATCGTGGAACATCTTTGCTCGTTTAAGGAATCTAGATTCATATAAATCCATCTGGTCACTATCAATGAAAATGCCTTGTGATGTCTCAGGTGTAGAGACAATAATCAAAGCAACGTCACATTTATAACCAGTACGCTCTGCTAAAGCGAGGCGATAAGCAGCCATTTGTTGAGCACACTTTTGATATTTACGCCAGCCTCCAAATCCCATACGGTCACCNTGGTCAGGGAACCGATTCATATAAGGACCAGTGCTTGTCTTAAAGTCAGCNATGACTTTGACACCACCAATCTCTCCAATGAGGTCAGGGCAGCCGGCATACAAGTGTTCGGTACTCCATACAAATGCAACTTCTTTATCGTCACTACGCAAGTGATACCAGTCAGGACGAAGCGGACGCTCCGACCAATGTATGATATCAAACCAATCAAGATATTGTGAGATTCCATTCCAAAAATCTTGATACTCATCCGGTACGCCAGGGTCTAAACCACGTAAGTAGTTTTCACAACCAAGGTGAATAGCAGAGCCACGAGTAGAAGCTGCTTCTAATGCACCAGGGTTGTTGATTTGCCACTGTCGTAANCCCGCTTTCGACTTTTCAGTTTCAGTCGCGGACAATACTGTGGTGACCGATGGCATATATAAACCGGAGCACAGGTACTTACGGTGACCCGAGGACGTTTGAATACGATAAGGGAGATCACTTTTACTTTTAGTAGTCATCATCCGCTACCTGCGGCTGCGCTTGGAACGAGCTGCTATAAGTAGGAGCTTCGGATTGTTGAAAAAACATATTGTACAATTGACCTACCGCGTTACCCACGGCCTCGGTTACTTGTGCAGCAGCCTCTGTCTGTTGCCTTGCATAGGCAGTTTCTTCACGCAACGCTTGCACTTCTTGACGCAGTGCAATCACGTGGTCCATCAGTGAAGGTGGACGTTGAATCGGTGCAGCTGGTGCAGTAGTTGCAACAACTTGCTGTGGAGCTGCTGGTTGAATAGCAGTCTCTTTAGCTTTCTCAATGATGTCAGCAATACGTTGCTGCATCTCGGGCGGGAGCCCATCAGTGTTTACGTTAGTCATAATCAGAATTCGTTGTCATCTTCAACTTTAGGCTTATCAGTCTTTGGCATTACGGTACTTCCTCGTTTGTCAGTACCACCTGCCGGCAAACCTTTCTCATCAGTCTGCTTTCCATCAAATGGATCCTTGCCCTCAAAGAAATTAGGAAGCCAGATAGTTTCTTTTTCTTTCTCCCACTGTGACTTAATCTTTGCAGGAACCGCTCGGACCTTAGGCAAGATACTATAAGCAGTTTCAAGACCAGCTCCTTTACGGCTGATTTTAATTGAGAAGTTTGCGAGTCCTTCTTCAGTCCAGGTGTAGTCATCGACTTCTTGTAAAATTTCAGTAAGCTGTTCTCGCAATGACTTCTGCTCAATGAACAGAACTTCAAGGCGACCACGTGCAGCTGATGTAGCTACCCAGGCAAGGAAACGACGAGGCTTGACGAAGGATCCGTCAATCTTGGGGCGGTCTGGTTTGGACCAGTCGGTTTCACGGGCAATGTCATCAGGCTGCCCAGGGTGAGTCCTAGTAACAACGAAGCCATTGAAACGGAGATCGCCTGTTTTTGCGTCACGTACTTCGGAGGCATATTGCCAACCAGTGATAGCGTGTCCTGTTTCATAACAACCAAGGAGTCGGAATTCTTCAGATTCTCCATCTTTAAGTGAGCTAGGTTTCCAATAAGGTTGTGGTTCTTTAGTTTCAATTTTATCTTTTGGTGCCT